TGACATCATTAATGAAGAGCCTCAATGGCCCTACTTGGCTGTTGCAGAAAGCGGTGATACAGACCCGATGTACGGAAACGTATATGTCGAAACAACCGCAGGCACACGCTTCTACGAATTAAAACCTGCTAGTTCTAGTATTACTACGGACTACGGATCAATAGATTGGGATAACTTTTACATTACAACTGTTGGTGTAAGCGGAGAAACAGCCCCTTATGTTTCGCGCAACCTAAGCTTTATGACTACAGAGGCTTGGAAGGACTTTCGCAGAACTGCTGAAAACGCAGACGATGCAGATACACAGCAGTACGGTCAGCCTAGTAATGTTATCCGAAGCCCAGACTCACGGAAGTTTGGACTTAGCCCTATCCCCGATAAAGTATATCGCGTTTGGTTCTATGCTTGGAGCCTACCGACAAAACTTACAGCTTCTACAGACTCTGTAGTCTTTCCTGAAATGTACACTTCTGTACTTTTAGCTAAGGCTCGATACTATATCTGGCAGTTTAAAGACAACCCTCAAGCGGCGGCATTTGCACTTGAAGACTATAAAAAAGGATTACGCAGTATGCGCTCTAACCTTTTAGAGCCTACGCCCACATACATTAAAGACGACCGAATGAGATTCGTATAATATGGCCGCTTCACAACCTTTTGGTATTTCATGTAAGGGCGGGTTAAATACAAACCTAAACCAACTTGAAATGTTGTCTCAGCCCGGATTAGCTACAAAGCTTACAAACTTTGAAGTCGATCCTGATGGCGGTTACAGGCGTATAAATGGCTACACAGCCTTTGGCGATACTAGGCCAAACAGCGCCAACAAAATACTAGGGATGGCTGTATACGCAGACGGCATTATTGTTTGTTCAGGAGACGGAATCTTTTTTAGCCAAGACGGAGAAACTACTTGGCTACAAATTAACAGAGCAAGTGTTCATAGTAATGGTGATAATCATACAACCTTTACTGGCCGTAGCATGGATGCAAGAACTGGGCAACTACAATGCACCTTTGCAATCTTTGAAGGAAACACAGACTACGGCGAAATAGTAATAACAGATGGAGTCAATAAGCCTTTTATATTTAGCATGACAGGTACAGGCGGCTTAACTACTCGTACATTTTTTGCAAAAGAAATAACTGTAAATAGCACTGTAGCCCCTTCAGTCTGTGCAGTACATGACCACCACTTAGTTGTTGCAGGCGCTTCAGCGGCTAAAAACACTATATATTACAGCCACAACTTTGAGCCTGATAACTTCACAGGCACAGGCGCAGGAAACATATCGCTAAGCGATCAAGTAATTGGCCTTAAAAGCTTCCGTGATGACTTGATTATATTTTGCAGGAACAGCATACACAAGCTTGTAAACATTAATGATTCTAGTAATATTGCTGTTGTTCCTATTACACAGAACGTAGGTTGCTTGAGTTCACACAGCATACAAGAGATTGGCGGTGACTTAGTGTTTCTTAGCCCAGACGGCATACGATCTGTTGCGGGTACATCGCGTATTGGTGACGTTGAGTTAGGATCAGTGAGCCGACAAATACAAAGTATTATTTCTAATATTGCTTTGTCTGTTAACTCTTTTACAATTACAAGCGCAGTACTAAGAAGCAAGTCGCAGTATCGTTTGTTTTATAGTTCTGACAATCAAAGTTCAGTATCATCAAAAGGCATCATAGGTACACTGACACCTAACGGCTTTGAGTGGTCAGAAACACTAGGAATACAGGCAGTAGGATTTACAACAGGCTTTGATAATAATGGCGTAGAACAAGAGTATCATGGCGACAACGCAGGCTACGTATACAACCACGACATAGGCAATACCTTTACAGCCTCTGGAAGTGCATTTGATATTAATGCAATTTATCAAACGCCAAACTATGACTTTGGTGACATAGGAACTAGAAAGACTTTACATTATGCAAAGATTTCTATTACGCCCGAAGGCGAAGTACAACCAAGTTTAAGAGTCCGTTACGACTATGAGGATACGGACATACCACAACCCGCAGATTATGTTTTAGATTCTGTTCCGCTTCCTGCTCTTTTTGGCACAGCGATATTTGCAACAGCAATCTTTGGAGCAAGTAACGATCCTATGCTACGTCAAGCTATACAGGGCAGTGGATCAGTATGTAACTTCAGAATAAGTAGTTCTGATCAAAACGCACCATACGCAATCAACGGCCTTTATATAAATTACGTCCCATCAGGTAGGAGATAACCAAATGGCAGGAACAAGTTACACTAGACAAAGTACGCTTACCGATGGCGATACGATTACAGCGTCACTCTTTAATGCAGAATACAACCAATTAGTTACTGCGTTTTCATACGCGGCTTCTGGTACTACAGGACACCAACACGATGGCGGCGCAGGAGAAGGCGGCAACATTGAGATTATTGGCGACCAAGACTTTAATAATAAAATAGTTGTTGATAGCTCTAATAACCGTTGGAGTGTTTATGTAGAAGTAGGTGGCAGTGCCGTAGAACAAGTACGCATTGAAGATGGTGTAGTATATCCTGTTACTGATAGCGATGTAGATTTGGGTACAAATGCTTTGCGCTTTAAAGACGCATACATTGATAGCCTTACAGCTACAGGCAACCTTACAATTGGCGGCAACATAGATGTTGATGGAACTATAGAATTTGACGGTCTATCAGGCACAGGATCAGTTACAGTCACAGACATCTTAGATCAAGATGATATGTCAGGCAATAGTGCTACAGCCCTTGCAACTCAACAGAGCATTAAAGCCTATGTAGATGCACAGCAAGACACTGTAGACACATTCGGCGAAGTCTTAGCACTCAGCAACACTACTGCGGGTACAGACATTTCTGTATCGACTGACGATAAAGTTCAGTTTCGCGATTCAGCTATTTATATTAACTCTAGTGCTGACGGACAACTAGACATTGTTGCAGACACTGAGATTCAAATAGCCGCTACAACTGTAGATATTAATGGTGCAATCAATGCAAGCGGCGAAATCATTGCCGCAAGCTTAGACATCTCTGGAAACATTGATGTTGATGGTGTTACTAACCTTGACGTTGTTGACATTGATGGCGCAGTGGACATGGCTACAACGCTTGCAGTAGCAGGTAATGTAGACTTTAACGGCGACTTAGATGTAGATGGAACAACTAACTTAGATGTTGTAGACATTGATGGCGCTGTGGACATGGCCTCTACACTTACTGTTGCAAGTAATATTGTGGTTGGCGGTACAGTCGATGGGCGTGATGTAGCTACAGATGGTTCAAAGCTTGATGGCATAGAAGCCTCTGCAACCGCAGACCAATCAAATGCAGAGATTCGTACAGCCGTAGAAGCCGCTACAGATTCCAATGTCTTCACAGACGCAGATCACAGCAAACTAAATGCTATTGAAGCTAGTGCAGATGTCACAGACACAGCTAATGTCACTAGCGCAGGAGCTTTGATGGATTCAGAGCTTACTGCTATTGCAAGCGTTAAGGCTTTGAACCAAGGCGTTGCTACTACTGACTCTCCAACCTTTGCCGCAGTAACGGTCAACGGCAACGTAGAGTTTGATGGCTTGTCAGGCACAGGCTCTGTAACGGTCACAGACATACTCGACCAAGATGATATGTCAGGTAATAGCGCAACAGCTTTAGCGACTCAACAGTCCATTAAAGCCTATGTAGATACTCAAATAACCGCAGAAGACTTAGACATTACAACAGATAGCGGAACCATTGCTATTGATTTAGATTCTGAAACATTGACTGTATCAGGCGGTACAGGTCTTGATAGTTCTGCAACAGGCAATGCAGTTACTCTTGCAATAGATAGTACAGTAGCGACTCTTACAGGCTCACAAACTCTTACAAACAAATCATTAACTGCTCCTACGCTTACAGGCACAGCTACAGTAGCTTCTTTAGATATTAGCGGCGATATAGACGTTGATGGAACTACTAACCTAGATGTCGTTGACATTGATGGTGCTGTGGATATGGCTACAACCTTGGCTGTCGCAGGTAACGTAGACTTTAATGGTGATTTAGACGTAGACGGCACAACTAACCTTGATGTCGTGGACATTGATGGTGCTTTGACTCAAGACGGTGGGGCAGTTTTCAATGAGGCTTCTGCTGACGTAGATTTCAGAGTTGAATCAAACGGCAACGCTAATATGCTGTTTGTTGATGGTGGTAATAATCGGGTTGGGGTTGGCACTGCGGCCCCTTCAGCGTTGCTTGGTTTAAACGCCGCCGCACCTGATCTAACAATGCTTCAATCTGATACTGTTAAACTTAGAATGGGCGTTTCAAACACTACAAATGGCGGTGTAACTGGTTCTGCTTCAGGTGATTATTTTCTTCGTACTTCGGGCGGCAAAATTTTATTTAGTGTAGATGACGGTGTTCTAGCCGCATTAACTATTGACGGCAGTGATAATATAATTATTGGCAATACAGGCGGCACACTTTCAACAGCCACAGCAGGAACAAGCAACTTCCGCGCAGGTGTCAACGCAGGTAACAGCATTGCAAGCGGTGGTAATTATAATGTTGTCGTGGGCGATGAAGCAGGTACTGCGATTACTACGGGTGACAATAATGTTGCTGTTGGTTTTGATGCGCTAAGTACTAGCAGTACTGTATCTAATAGCACAGCAATAGGTTATCAAGCTCTAAGAGATAATACTACAGGTACTAGCAATACTGCTGTTGGTTTTAATGCCGCTGTGCAAACTACTACAGGCGCTAACAACAATGCTGTTGGTTTTCAGTCTATGCAAAACAACACCACAGGCGGTAATAATGTTGCGTCAGGCTATCAATCTCTATATAACAATACTACTGCATCTAACAACACTGGAGTGGGCTATAAAGTTTTAACCGCAAACACCACAGGCGAAAGAAATACAGCCGTAGGTGCACAAGCCGCAGTTTCAACCACAACAGGCTCTGGTAATACAGGAACAGGCTATAAAGCATTAGAAAACAATACAACTGGCTCTAGTAACACTGCATTAGGGCAAGATACTTTACGAGCCAATACCACCGCCTCTAACAACACAGCGGTTGGTTTTGATGCTTTAACAGCAAACACCACAGGCGCTAATAACGTAGCACTAGGCAACCTCGCTTTAACAGCTAACACAACTGCGGGTTCTAACGTAGCACTAGGCGACCAGAGTCTAAAAGGAAACACCACTGGCGCTTCAAACACTGCGGTGGGTCAAGGCTCTTTGCAAGCAAACACCACAGGTGCTAATAACGTAGCTGTTGGTAAAGATGCTTTAGGCGCAAATACCACTGGTACAAGAAGTACAGCAGTCGGTAAAGATTCTTTATACACAAACACCACGGGCGCTAGAAATGTATGCCTTGGTTTTCAGGCGCTGTACACAAACAACGCAAGTGACAACACCGCAGTAGGTCACAACGCTCTTTTTAATAATACTACAGGAGCAAACAACACAACCCTTGGTAAAAGTGCAGGTGAAAATGTATCCACAGGTGCTGTTAATGTGGCAGTTGGTAAGGATGCGGGTGATACAATCACCACAGGTGGAGGTTGTGTGATACTTGGAGCATTGGCTGACTCGTCCACCGTAGGCGGTAATTATGTAAATGTAATCGGGTATGCTGTTACTGGTGATGCAGGGTATACAACTCTAGGTGAATCAGGTAGCGACATCAGGGCCGCACACGGCAACGTAACATGGGCAACAGTATCTGA